AGTCCAGCCAAGACGAAAAGGCGATGGCCTTGGAGTTCGGCAAGTTAGACGGCAGCCTCGAAGCCCGCCCGTTTCTATTCCCGGCGCTGGAGCTGAACCGCAAGCGTATCCGCAACATGCTGGCGGACGCACTGGCCGAACAGGTCGCAGGGGCTAACAATGCTAAATAGTCTGCAAGTCGCGTTGTATGTTAAGCTTAGTGCCGCGTTACCGGGTAAAGTATTTGACGCTGTACCGCAGGATAAGGCGGGGTTATACGTAACCATTGGCGACGACACATTTGTGGACTGGGACACGGACGACGCAACCGGCTTTGAATGCACCGCCACTATCAATACTTACAACACGAACAAAGCACCAGGGACCACGACGCTGGGCTATAAAGATTTAAAGGCGATGCAAGAAACGATATACAACACGCTACACTTACAGCCCTTAGTTGTGACGGGGTATAATACGGTTGGTGTGGTGCAGGAATATGCAGAGTCTCGGCGCGACAATGACGGTATCAGCCGCCACGGGGTGCAGCGATTCAGAATTTTATTACACAAGTAAGAGGGTACAGCAATGTCAGGAGTAGGCCACTTAGGGCGCGAAATGGTTTTAACCGTAGCGGGCCAATCGATAGCGGGCAGTCAAACCAAAGGTCTGACGTGCAATAACGAACCTGTCGACGTAACAGACGACAATAGCAACGGCTGGCGCGAGCTGATGGCGATCCCAGGTCTTAAAACCGTGGAGTTACCTTTAAGCGGCGTGCTTAAAAACTTAGAGCTGATGCGCGCTTTCTTTAGCGCTGCAGGCGGTAGTCAGATGTTTGCTATTAACATCACGTACGCCGACGGCTCGACGGTTGCAGGCGACTTTATGCTGGCTTCATTCAGTGAGACCGGCGAGTCTAACGGCGCGAAAACGTTTGATAGCACTTGGCAGTCGGCCGGTGAAATCACGTTTTTGGCTGGCACTGGCGCGGGGTCGTAACATATGTTCAGGGAGCTGGATTTAAACTATCAAGGCGTTCAGAAGCGAGTAAAGCCCACTATGGATTTGCTCCGCTTTCTGGAAAACCGCAACGTAGGGCCGCATAGTATCGTTGCCCTGCGAGTCGTGGGCCAAATGCACGCTGTGCGATACATTGACTTTGTTGTCGCTGTGCTGCAGTTTGCGGGCTTTACTGTGTCGTCCGAAGAAATGTACGCCAGTGTGCACTCGGACCCAAAAGGGTTGCTTGTGCTGACTCATACGGTGGACGCTTTCCTAAGCTGTATGTTGCCGACCAGCAACGCGCCGAAGGTCGCCACGGGTACAAAAAAGCCGAGGGCCCCGCGCCGAACAACTACTTAAAAGAGTGGTTTCAAGCGTGGGTGCATACGCTGCGAATGGCCCCGTCAGAGTTTTGGGGCTTATCGCTGGCGGAGTTTGTGGCGATATATGAGATCAACTACTCAAGCCGCCGCGTCGGTAATGTCACACAAGGGCAGGTTGATCGGATGATAGAAATGCAGGACCGAATCGATAAGGGGCTGAACCCGTGGCAATAGGTGAGTTAGTCGTCCGCATTGTCGGCGACACCGCAGGACTAACCCAAGCGTTGGGTGACGCCAGCAAAGACGCCGAGACGTTCACAGGCAAAGCCCGTGCAACGTTAAACACGTTTGCTAAAGCGTCGGCCCTTGCCTTCGCTGCGGCGGGTGCTGGTGCTGCGGTGCTGGTGCGCGAGACGACGGCCGTTATTGTAGAAATGCAAAATATGAGCCGCGTTGCAAATACCAGCCTGTCCGACTTCCAAGCGTGGGCGTATGCGGCCCGCTCTGTTGGTATTGAACAGGACAAGCTGGCCGACATACTCAAGGACGTGAACGACCGGGTCGGCGACTTCAACGCGACCGGCGGCGGCCCGATGGCGGACTTCTTTGAAAAGATCGCACCCCGTGTTGGTGTCACCGCCGCACAATTTAAAAACCTTTCTGGTGCTGATGCGCTGCAGCTGTATGTGTCCACGCTGCAACAAGCCAACTTGTCACAAGCTGATTTTACTTTCTATATGGAAGCCATGGCGTCCGATAGTACCCGGCTGTTGCCTTTGCTTAAGGACAACGCCGCAGGCTTCAGGGCTATGGCAGACGAAGCGGAACAGCTGGGTCTGATACTGTCTGATATTGACGTCGCCCAGGTAGAAGCCGCAAACGCAAGTATGCGCAGGCTAGAAGCTATCGGCGGCACCTTTTCGCAACAGCTAACCATAGAGCTGGCGCCAATTATCGAGGGCATAACGAACGATATAATTGCATGGGCCAAAGAAATGGGCGGGTTTGGCAACGTCGCCCGCAGCGCCATTGACAGTGTGGCCACTGGTGTCGGCTTTGTGTCTGATGTGTGGTATGGCTGGCAACTGATTATCAAGGGCACAGAAGCCGGAATACTTCAGTTATCTGCTACGGCCGTCAAAGCTTTTGCAGATATGAGCGAACCTATCGAAGATGCGTCCGAAGAAGCTGAAGGGTTTTTTGATGGCGTACTGCAGCGACTTGCGGACGTCTCAGCGCAAGCACAACACTGGGCCTTTGGCACAACACTGGGTCAGGTAATGTCAGACGTTGGCGAGTCTGCGGACACCTTAGGCCAAGACCTGCAGACACTTGCCGACGAAGCGAACGAAGCTTTTACAAAGTTAGCTATGCAGGGCGCACCGTCCGAAGGTATAAAAGCCAGCGTGGCGGAATGGCGTGCAGCGTCAGAAGAAGCCGCAGCGGCCCGCGTAGAGCTCAACGACCAATTAAATAAACCAATGTCCACCCCAACCGTTGCGGGCAGTGAAGCCCCAAGCGGTGGTTTTGGTGACATTGACGCTATACGGGCGCGACTGTCCGAGCGCTACACCACTATGGCGGAATTCAACGCCCTGGAAGTCGAACAACTGCAAGCCCAGCTGGACTACGAGAACGAACTGAACGCGGAGTATTATCAGCTGGGCTTGCAATCTGAACAGGACTATCTGATCACAAAAGAACAGTTGGCCCTGGAGTCGGCCGACAAGATGAAAGCCATAGCAGAACAAGAGCGATCACAGCGTTTAAGCGTGGCAAAAACATTGTTCGGCGGACTGTCGTCTTTGATGAATACTGAAAGCCGCAAGCTGTTTGAAATAGGCAAGGCGGCAAGTCTGGCGAATGCTGTGGTCAGCGGCTATGAGGCTATTGTATCAAGCTATGCGGCGGGCAGTAAGATAGGCGGCCCGGTAGTCGGTGCGGCCTTTGCGGCTGCGGCTGCGGCTGCTACGTTTGCCCAAATATCACAAATCCGTCAAACGTCATTTGGCCAGACCAGTACGCCGGTCACGTATTCCGACGGTGTGCCTAATACTTCCACCGGGTCGCAAAATTCCGACAGCAGTGGCGCAGGTCGTTCAGTCAGTGTAACATTAGTCGGCGACACATTTGGCCGCGAACAAGTCCGCAGTCTGATAGACTCAATACAAGGCGAACTTGACGACGGCTACAAACTGACTATAAGCGGAGGTTAACCCATGGCACTAACACCACAAGCGGCCGGTGCATTGAGCGCACCAACTACGCTGGCACCTGAAGCGGCGGGCGCTATTGAAGCCCCCGACACTTTGACGCCTGAAGCGGCGGGCGCTATTGCCGCGCCGGTATCTATTGCACCGGTGGCGCGTGCAGCTTTCCCGATTGTTGAAGTTGCTTAATAATGACGCTGTACACTGATGCGGAATTGGCCCCACCTAACGCGGGGCCTTTAAGCCCTTTGCCGCCTGCTCGAATGGAGGCACCAAACGTGCTAACACCACTACCAGTACCTGAAATTCAACCACACCACGGGCGCATCGGCTACCGCAACGCATTGACCGCAGCGTCATTTACCGCAACATCAGGCGACGAAACCGCAGCGGCCCTATTAACCCCGAGCACGTGGGAACGTTGGCGCGCAGCAAGTTCAGGCGAGGCGACGATAACCGCAACGCTTGACGAAACCGCGACTATCAATTATGTGGGTTTGGCCGGTTATGCGCTGGTGGGCGCTTCGGTTGTCGTGCAGTACAGTGCAGATGACACCAGCGCTTTTACCACAATTACAACTATTACGCCGTCAGACCCTGCTTGCTGTATGGTTCAATTTGAGCCGGTAACAGCGCTACGGGTTCGACTTGTGATCACCAGTGTGACTACGCCGGAGCTTGCCGTATGGTACGCCGGTGAAGTGCTTGAGCTGGAGAGGCCCACCCGTGGCGGAGTAAAACCCGCGCCACTCAACAGGCAAGCAAGCTACAGTACCGAGTTCAGCGCCGGGGGTAACATACTGGGGCGGGTGATAAACCGCAGCGGTCGGGGCACTTCTATATCACTACGCAATTTGACAGATTCGTGGTACAGGTCTCAGTTTGACCCGTTCGTACAGTCCGCGCAGACCACCCCGTTTTTCTATCTGTGGGACCCACAGAATTACCCTAACGACTGCATCTACGGTGTGGCATCAAATGACATTAGCCCGACCAACCAGGGCGGTATTAAGCGCATCGATGTGGCATTCGATGTGGAGGGTTACGCGTGACCTATGACATTCAAAAAGCAAAGTTTAATCGTGAAAAGTTCTACTTTGTCGAGCTGTTCCTACCGTATTGCGAACTGTCCTACGGCGTAGCGCCTTGCACTGCAGCGGGCGGGCCTAAATGTTACAACACATACGCCAGTTGTCAGGACAGGGAGAACTACGACCCCGAGCCGAAAGTATACCGCTTCTGCAGCGCACGGTCGCCACAGCCAAGCGGGCTGCCTAATTTCACGTTGCCTACCGTGACGGCGGTAACATTCACAGCGCCAAGCGTCGACGTTACTGGGGGCCTTGGGGTGCGGGCAAGTGTGGCGGTCACTATGGCCGACGCCCCAAGCGCTGATATCGGGATAGACAAGTACGTTACGGAACGAACGTATATACCACACCACACCGGGTCGTACTTCGGCAAACTGCGCGCGCGTAATCCGTTTTACGAAGACTCAAAACTTATTGTGTACAGCGGGTTTCTAGAAGACGATGGCAGCTTTAATATTGACAGCTTTCAACAACGGGTTTACGTCGTCAGCGCCATGCAAGTGGGTAATGGCAAAGCCAAGCTAGAAGGGCGAGACCCGTTGAAGCTGGCCGAAGGGTTGAAGGCGCAGTACCCTGCTAAGTCCGCCGGTGCTTTAAGCGTTGATATGTCTGACTCTGCAACGACCGCAACACTCATTCCGGCCGGTGTTGGAGACAGCTATACTACGGAAGGGTGGGTGCGCATCAGTGCCGAAGTAATGGCGTTCACCCGCGTGGGCGACGTGCTGACGCTAACCCGTGGCCAATATAATACGGCCGCAGCGGCACACGATGAGGGCGACGCGGTGCAGCTTTGCGCCCGCGAGAATGATCGCATAGATAACTTATTGTTTAAGCTGTTGACCGTGGGCGCGGCGTTGCCTGCTGACGTCATACCGACAGCTGAATGGGCAGACGAAGCGGGGGCGAACTACCCTGGGGACCTTGACCGGTTGATCACCAGTCCCGAAGCAGTAGACGACCTGATAAAAGAATTGTGCGAAACCGCACCGTCATACATTTACTGGGACGAACGTTTTAATCTTATTCGATTTGAAGCTGTCAAAGCGCCGTTTATCGGGGGCACCGCGCTCAATGAAGCTGATAACTTTACAGGGTCGCTGACTTATGCCGACCAGCTTAAACTACGCGCGAGCCGGGTTATCATTTACTTCGGCCAGATAGACCCCACGAAAGACCGCGACGAAATAAGCAACTACGCGCAGACTTACATACGCGCCGATCTGGACTCTGAAGCTGCAGCTGGCAGCCCTGCTATACGGACTATTTACAGCCGATGGCTGAACAACTTTAACAAAGCGGGCGCTGTGCTGGCGGCCACACGGTTGGGTCGTCGGTTTGCCCAAGCGCCACGCCTACTTAATTTCACAATGACAAGCAAAGATTCAAGCTACTGGCTGGGGTCGCGTTGTATCGTTGAGCATAGCGAGCTGCAGCAGTTTGACGGGTCGGCGGGGACTGTACCCGCTCAGATCGTTAGCGTGGCAGAGAAGCCAGCGGGGTACGTGTACGGGGCGCTCGAAACGTACTGGGGGCCTGCACTGCCTGACGACGCAGAAGACGACATAAGTTATATTATTTTAGGCGGGGACCTGTTTAATGTGAACTTGCGCACGGTGTATGACTCACTATTCCCGGAACCGACCGGCGAAAGCATTGTACGATTTTTGGTTGATACGTCGGTGGAAGTGGGCAGCACCAGCACCAGCACGTACAGCATGGACACGGGTTTGTGGCCTGTTGGTATGCCCGCCGTTCAGTTGGGTGTTAGGGGGTACGTCCAAGGCCGTGGCGGTGACGCGCCTCCCGTGGTCAGCGTGGTTAACGGCCGTCCAGGGGGCCACGCACTTCGAATGCAGCACCCTATTACTATCATTGAGATGACGGGCATTATCGGCGGTGGCGGTGGCGGTGGCGGTAGTGCGCTATCTGCAAGGGGTGGCGGTGGCGCAGGCATACCCGGCGGTGCGGGGCAACCTTCAGGGTCAAGATCTGCTGGGGGTGTACCTACCGAAAATGCAACCCCACCACCAAATGACTTTATATTTGCGGGCGGTGCTGGCGGGGACATTGGTGAGGACGGTAGTGAGGGCTATTCTGACATCGGCAGCGTTGGCACCGGCGGTGCGGCTGGGCTTGCTATAGACACCGGGGGCTACGCTTTGACGGCCAGACTTTACCGTTCATTTATCGGCGGCGTGTCGACGTCTGGCCCTTCTGACTTTTTAATCGACCGGGTGTCTGATGCAACGCTGGCGCTACTGGGTGTTAGTACCGGCACAGCAAGCGCTGGCGATAACTTGTGGGTGCGTGTTGACGCGCAAACAATTGAGGAACTTTTAACTATTGACAGCGTGGTTAGTTTCGGGTCGGGCTTGTGGTCCATAAAATTTACCACGTTGCCTACTACTGCGGTGCCCGCCACCGGTATAGCTGTGCGGCTTGCTAAAGAGGACGACTTGCCAGACCTGATCGGGTCGCGCATACTTGGCGATATTATTTAATGTTGAGGTTTTAGGATGGCACTATATAGCGCACTGCAAAAATTTATTACTAAAGAAGGCGCGCCCGTTGAAGGGGCTAACGTTCTGGTGCGACTGTCGGGGTCAACAACGGCAGCCATGCTGTACACCACACGTACGGGCACCAGCAAGAGCAACCCGTTTACAACCCTAGCAAACGGTGAGGCGTTGTGTTACGTGGAGCCTGGTCGTTACGATATGATCGTAACCAAGGGCGCGGACCAGGTCACGTTTGCTGATGTTGAAGTGGGCCCCGTGTCTTTTGCCGGAACATTTGCGGCGGGTGGCGTAATCACAAGTTACGATCAGTTATTTGTAGACGACGAGGGGGGGCGCTGGCAGTGGGGTGGGGCGCTGAATAAAACGGTGGCACCGGGTGAGGACCCTACGGAAGTCGACGGGTGGACGCTGGTGGTTGACGCGGGTTTACGCAGCGGCTTGGCCGATGATAATAGTGTCATACCTGTGGCGGGAGTTCCCGCTCGTAACCTTGGGCGGTCGTCAAAAGCTGTAGTGGATTTTGCGATATATAACCCACCAAACCCCGACACTTCAATGACAGCGGCGGATTCTTTGTTGCGTACGGCCGCAGCTGACGCCGTCGCACAGGGGCTAAATCTTTTAATATCTCAGCCTAAGTTACGATTAAACCTATATGAAAATCTCGGCGACGTGGCGTTGTTAGCGGACAATTGCGAGATCATCGGCGTAGGATACCCAAGGGCCCGAGAAGTTCGGGGCTTCCGTAAATCCGGATTGATGGATGGTGAGGCCGCCATACGCCCCGCCAGGTCGTCAAAAGCCGGTAAAAAATTATTTTACGTTCAGTCTGCGGGGACTGTCTGGTTTGTCACGCCTAAGGCTAACAAAACCGGCGGGGTCGCTGTGAGACTACAACAGACTGGGGCGCCCACGTTGTCGGGCAGCGGCGACGTCGGCACACCGTGGCAGCGGTGGAGACAAACGTTAGTTTACGATCTGACTATGGCCTTTTTATGCAGGACTACAATAGCCGCAGAGTCAGGGACGTGGACAAATAGCACTATGACCGCCGCACTTTGGCGGGAGTACGACGGCGGGACAAACCTGTTGCTGTCTCAATTTTTGCGAAGTAACAACACGGCGGCCGGTGCCTATATTGAGTACCAAGTGACAACGGACGGCGACGGCGGGTTTAACGTTGGCCTGCACCAGTTCAGCAGCGCATCTGACACCGTGGAAGTAAAAGACCAGACCAACGGCATTGTTATAGCAACGCTGGACCTACGCCGGGGCGCAAGCTCTACCGCTGACGGCTACCGCGTTTATGAGTTTAACGCGCCAAAGATGGGGACATTCACACTACGATTGACAAATAACGGCGTTTCGACTACGGACTTGCGCGTCATTGGCGTGAATATTCAAAAAATATTTCACGGTACTAAATTCAATGAGTTTGAATCCTATACGTTTATTAACTGGGTGCGCCGTGCTTTGCCTTACCTTAATTCAGGCTCAGCAGCAACCCCCGTATTTTCCGTACGTCAAGGCGGCACGGGGGGCACGGCAAAAACAGGCGGCAGCATTCACGGGGGTGAAACATTAAATACAGTTTCTTGGCGTAAAGATGGCGTGGAGTTATCAAGCTCTTTGCCTTCGGTCGGGTCGGTGTATATGGGCGATACCTTCCATTTACGGCAAGAGACGACCATAAACTGGCCGGACGGTCAAACCTGCAACTATTATGAAGACCTTGAGTTTGTGGGGCCGGGCGCTATCGACGCCACTTTTAGTATGCAATCAACCGCAGGGCTTTGGGTACAGAATATTTACAATGGTATGTGTCCTGTAGCTGACACGTTCACGGAAATTGTAGAGCCGAACTACACGCAAATGGCAGCCCCCGGCGCGTCAGATGTGACGTACTACCCTGCGGTTGACGGCGAGAACTACCTGACGTTCAGAGACCCGAGCGACGGCAAGACAGTGCAATATAACTATACTGTATACCCCAACGCTCAGGTTCGAGGCTACATCGGCGGGGTCGCTGTGGTCATGCGTTCGGTGGGTAATGACGACTGTAAATTTTACGCGCCGCAGTACCTGGGGGCGGATAAACTTGTTTATAAAGCTTCGGGCCGAGCAATAACTAAATTCGGGTGACACTATGAAATACCAACAAGCAAAACACTTTATAACGGACTGCCTGCTGTCCTGGGGTTTGCACAAAGATGCGCGGGCCGAACTGATGCTTATGCTGGCTGCGCACGAAAGCCACGGGTTTAAGCTGCGCAGACAACTGATCAGCAAGGACGGCAAACTTGTGGCAGAAGGCAAAGCGCGTGGACCGTGGGGCATGGAGCCCCGCACACACTCGCACGTATGGGACGAAAGCGACACCATAAACGCCAGGGCCAAAAAGTTCGGCATACAGCGCGGGAACGCCGACCAGATGATCGACGATGATGTGTACGCGTTGTGGGTCGCTGCCCACTGTATTCTGATGGACCCCAACCCGTTGCCGACAACGCCGCAGCAGATGGCCGAGTATGCAAAGAGCTATTGGAACCGAGGCGGTGAAGCAACCGCAGCGGAGTATCTGCGCGACTGGGGCTTGTGGAAGGAAGGAAAACTATGATCAATAAATACTTGGCGCATATCGTTGCGGTGCTGTTTTCTCTGGGTGTGGCTGCTGTATTGGGCTATGCTCTGGCCGATACTCTATGGCAAACTAAATGGGCGCAAGCCGAGAAAGACGCCACTACAGCACAACTGAACGCCGTTAACGCTGCAGTCGATAAATACAAGTTACGCGTAACCGAACTAGAAGGTGTTAACAATGATATTAAAAAACAATTTGCAGACCTGGAGATTGCCCGCGATCGGGCTGACGTTGCTAGTGACGGGTTGCAGCAGTCAATCGCCGATAGTGTGCGCAGGGGAAGTCAGTGTACCAACAGTGCCGCCACTACCGCAGAACGCGCAGCAGCCGCCACAAGTATCACAGTGCTTGCCGACGTGCTTAGACGGGCTGACCGTCGAGCGGGAGACCTGGCGGAAATTGCTGACCGATCAAGAATAGCAGGGCTTGGGTGTCAGGCGGCATATGCCGCCATATACAAACAGTGATCAAGGACGCCCACCTTTACGGGCAGGTCTGTGCTTAACACGCTGTAGTAGTTGTGCCCTGCAACTGCTGCAGTATCTGTACAAAGAATCATTTAACGCCAAGCACTTTTGGCATTGGATGTAGTCAACATCTTGACGCTTTGGGTTTTCCGTATGTTCATTATTTGGTGGTAGTTTCATTGTTTATTCGTCCGTTGCTATGTCGAGTAGTGAAGTTAGCGTCAAAGCTATTGGCCACAAGAGACCGTATAGAACTGAATGAAAAGGTCTGTATTTAGCCTTTCGGTACAAGAAACCCGAACCAAAAGCAATTGCCAAGTACCACCCCGTGTAAACTGCACTAATTGTATCTGCGCCCACTGTGATCACTCCTTTCTGTAGCGTAAACCGCGCCACCCACCGGCGGCCCGAATGGGCCAATCTTTGCACCAGTCCGGCATAGTGGACATGATGCGCTCAAGTTCTTCAATGCTGCCCCACCCTTGCGGGACTTCCACAACCACTTCATCGTGAACGTGCATTACAATTTTATACCCCACAGCCTCTAACCGTAGCAGTGCGTCGGCCAGTACATCGCGGGCGACCGCTTGTGTGATGTTCTCGCAGAGCTTACCGCCATAGGTGCTGGTGCGCATCCAGCCGACCGGCCCCTTGCTGCTGTCGCTGTTGTTGTACTCATAGGACAGTTGCCACACCAGCAGGCCGCGCGGGTCGGTTGTCTGGTCAAGGCGTGGGCGGTGGTAAGACAGGAACCGACCCGACGGCAGACGGCAATATAATACATCTTCTTTAACGCCCCACGTCGTCGGCCCTGCACTAAAGCACTGCCCGACATTAAGCACCGCACTAACCGCCGCACCTTCGAGCCCGTACATTTCTGGATTGAACGCCCAGCGCCCCGGCTGCTTGCGCCACTGCCCGCCCCAATACTCAACAATTGCGGGAGACTCGTCGCGCCAGCGCAGTATCGCCTGCTTAATCTCTGGTTCAGTCATAAAGGCGTCAGCGCCAAAGTTTTTCCACGCGCCTATCCAGCCGCCGTACCCGCTGGCCAGCTCTGCCACCTTGCCCACGGTTTTGCGTAGCGGGTGGTGCTGACCTGTGGCTTTTTTGTGCACCATCATGTCTTCAAACGGAACACCTGATATTTTACTGGCCGACATTTCATAGATTTTTCCGTGCGTTTTGAACACGTCAATCCGCCACTGTTCGCCAGCCATACAGGCCAACACGACCGCTTCTATTGCCGAGTAGTCAGAGCTGATCAGGTCGTGCCCTGGAGCGGCCACAAACAGACCGCGAAGGCAACCGGTCATAGTTGCAACAGGGTCCGGCCAGTTACTAAATATCTGCCAGTTCTTAACGTCACGAATGACGCTGTCCATCGCTTCGGCACCCCATTCGGCGGGTTCGTTGCCGGGGTCGCCTATGCCGCAGTATGGGCAGTGGTCAAGGTGAGCGGAACGTATCTGGCCGCAGCATGTAGCACGCACAACGGAGGGGCCAGCACTCGCCATATTCTGAGGCTGAACGCCACGACCCGCCCAGCGACCCGTACCGGCCCCATAGTATTCAAACATATCTCGCAACCGACTATCCGCACAGGTGCGCAGTGTGAAGGCGTAGAGCTTTTTAATATTGCTTGACCCTACCGCCGAACGGATCTCAAGGATGCGGCGCGCCAGTGGGGGCAGACGGTCAGACTTTAAGGCTTCTTCAACCGTGTCCGCGTCAAGCCCTGGCAGGTACACGCCGAGGCCATTTAGATACTGCACGATTGCAGCAACCTGTCCGGCGCTGCTAATTGCGCCCCCTGTTATGGCGCGTAGCTCTGCCTCTAATCGCTGGCATTCAGCCTCATAGACCAACAGCATGGCTTC